CCAATGAGCATTGGCGTTGGCCCTTTGGGTCGCGTCTATGTGTGGGACGTGGTTCCTCAAGCTGCTGTTGCAAACAACATTGCCGCTTCACAAACCCCCACCACCGCTGGTGCATTGACCTTAACGGCTGGAACCAACGTCAAGTCGGTTACCACAACCGCTGGCACTGCTGCTTTTTCGCTTGATATGCCTCGCGGCGTTAGCGTAACAACGGCAACTGCCGCTGTTGCTACTCTGTCAAGTGTGGCTGTAACTGGTACTGGTGGTCAGATTTCCTACACCTCGCAAGCAGGTTTGGTAACTGGTCAACGCGTGACTGTGTCAGGTACGTTGAGTGGCACTGCAACCATTACTGGTTACAGCAACCCAACAACTTATATCTTGACCGCTGTGACAGCGACTACCGCAACTTTGACTACTACAGCAGGCGCGGCAGTAGTTACCACCGCAGGTACAACGACTGGTTTGACTTTCACTTTGGGCGTGGCTCCTGTGACTGTTACCGTGTCTGGTTTTGATGTCTACGGTCAAGCGATGAGCGAAGCAATCACCTCTAGCGCCGCTGTAAGCACCGCTGTGAATGGTTTGAAAGCCTTCTACCTCATCACCTCTGTGAGCGTGAGTGGCGCTACTGGTACTGCTTTGACTGTTGGCACAACCAACGTGTTGGGTATTCCAGTTCGCGTAGCCAACGTGGCTTATGTGGTTAGCGTGAAGAGCAACAACTTATTGGCGGATGACGCTGGTACGTTTGTGGCGGCTGACACCAATACCGCTACAACCACTACTGGTGACGTGCGCGGTACTTACGTCCCTGTCACTGCATCAAACGGCATTGTTCGTACAGTGATGGCAATCGCCCTGCCTGCAATTGCAGTAGGCCCAAATGCAACCCGTGTTGGCGCTCTTGGCGTCACACAAGCATAAGGAGAACGACATGGGACAATTTAAACCAATGGTCAAGATGATGACCACTGAGCCTTCAGTTGAACTGAAGCTCAAAAAAGGCGGCAAAGTGGCCAAAATGGTCAAAAAGGCTGACGGTGGCATGATGGGTTCGCCCATGAGCGCTGCTGGCGCTATGCCTCCTGCAATGCCTGCCCGTGGCGGTATGCCAATGGCTGGCTCGCCAATGAAGCCTTCGTTGGCTATGCGTCGTCGCGCCATGAAGGGCTTGCCCGCTGGTGCTGGTCCTGCTGGCCCAGTTGGCGGCGCAGCTTCAATGCAGCCTGCAATGCCAATGTCTGCACCTCCAATGAAAAAAGGCGGTATGGCACATGGCGGTGAGTCCAAAAAAACGCACATGGCTGAAATGTCGAAGATGAAGGGTCTTGCAAAGGAGCTTAAGTCTCACGAGAACAAGCCTGCTTCCAAGGGCCACAAAGGTTTAGCCACTGGCGGCGTTGTCAATGGCCAAGGCGGCTACAAAAAAGGCGGCAAGGTCATGATGGCCAAGGGTGGTGTGGCTGGTGACGGCATCATCAACACCGAAGGCCAAGGCGGCAAGTATCGCGACACCATGATGCATACAGCCAAGCCTGATAACTCACCTGCCAAAACTGGCGGCGTGAAGTTAGGTAATGGCGGAGGTTACAAAGAAGGTGGCATGACCATGGTCGAGAAGGGCGGGAAGATGGTTCCTGACTTTGCGGCTGATGGCAAGGGCAAGATGAAAAAAGGCGGCATGGCCTACGCTACTGGTGGCGTCACAAAATCCAATGCTGGCGGCTATAAAAAGGGCGGCAAGATCAAAGGCATGATGGACGGTGGCATGGCTGGTAACAGCATGATGAACAACGGCATGATGAGCGATGGCATGATGGATGAAGGCATGTCTGGCTACGGTGCTTACAAAAAAGGCGGTTCCACAAAAAAAGCCTACGCGGCGGGGGGAACTGTTAATTCAGGTCGTCCCGTCGCGATGCCTCAAGGTCGCAAGCCCGCCTCTAAACCTGTGTATATCAACGAACTCGCTGGTACATACAAAAAGGGCGGTCGAGTGGCCCCCGGCAACCGTGCGCTGCAATCGGTTTTCAACAAAGAGAACGCTACAGCAATGCGTGAAGCCAAGGCTATGTCCAACGAGAAGTATGGCCCCGCAAGCAAGATGAAACTTGCTGGTGGTGGCTCTACTTCCAACAAAGACAAATACTATGTTGATGATCCTAAGGCGGTCAGCGACAAAGCAAGTCGTGAGTTGGAAGAGGCCATGAATCCGTTGAGCATGATGAAAGAACTTGCTGGTAAAGCAAAGAAGTATTTCATGCCAAAAGATTCCGAAAGCGTAACGAAGACCAAAGAGTCAGTCACTGTGACACCCGCCAAAAAGCGCGGTGGATCGGTGAAGTGCTAAAACAAGGTAGGGGCTTCGGCCCCTGCTTCTAATTGGAGATTTAAATGTCAACACTAACAAATGTGTTTTCTGCACATCGTGATGCAACGGGAACAATTTATTCTGGCGCGACAAACCTCGCTGGCTATCAAGCGTTGTCGGGCGGTACTGCTGGAGAAATTATTTTTCGTGATGGTGGTGCAAGTGGTACTGTTCTTTTGCGTTTCAACGTCCCAGCAAACACAAACAACCCGTTTGCAAACATCATCCCCGGTAACGGCATTCGCTTCAGCACAAATATTCATGTGACGTTGCCCGGTACTGCGTCAATCACAATTTTCTGCGGATAAATCATGCCAAGCAAATCACCAGCCCAACACAAATTGATGGCGGCGGTTGCGCACAACCCTGAGTTTGCCAAGAAGACTGGCATCCCTCAGAAGGTTGGCAAAGAGTTTGTTCGCGCCGACAAGCGCATGGCTGATGGTGGCAGCGTGAATGCGGCTGGTAATTACACCAAGCCCGAGCTGAGAAAGAGAATTGTGTCTCAGGTCAAGTCTGAAGCCACTCACGGCACAGGCGCAGGCCAATGGAGCGCAAGAAAAGCACAGCTCGTGGCCAAGCGGTACAAAGACGCAGGTGGTGGTTATCGTGATTAAAGATTCGCAAAAATCATTGAAAGATTGGAGCGATCAAAAATGGAGAACTAAAAGTGGAAAACCGTCTAGTAAAACAGGTGAAAGATACCTTCCAGAAGCTGCGATCAAAAGCCTTAGCCCTGCTGAGTATGCTTCGACGACCAAAGCAAAAAGAGCAGGCAAAGCCGCAGGAAAACAATTCGTAGCGCAACCAAAAAAGATTGCGCAAAAGACAGCCAAATACAGGTTTTGACTATGCCAAAAAACAATGCATCAATAGCCAAGTCTTTGAAGGCGGCTGGTTTCTATGAGCCAAACAAAAAAAAGTCTGAACGGCTAAACATCGTCAAAAAAGTAACAACCAAGCCTCAGCGGGTAAAAATTGTTGACGAGGTGTTTGAGGGCAAGAAATTTAAAGATGGCGGCCCATCCCTTGCCATTGGTCGAGGTGAGAAGTTGCCAGCCAAGCAAGGCGCTGGATTGACGGCCAAAGGGCGTGCAAAGTACAACCGTGAGACTGGCTCAAATTTAAAGGCTCCACAGCCCCAAGGCGGACCCCGTAGGGATGCGTTTTGCGCGAGAATGGAGCCTGTGGCAGAAAAGAGCGAAAAGGGCAGTAGGTCGCGTGCTTCGATGCAGCGTTGGAATTGCCCCGGCTGGTAAGGACAACGACATGGCATATTCAGGTTCAGTAGGTACAACCGTTATAACGGTGCAAACGCTGATTGACCATGGCGCACGTCGCTGTGGGAAATTGGCCGAAGAGCTGACCTCTGAGCAGGTCCTGAGTGCCCGCGAGTCACTGTTTTTCCTGTTGTCCAACCTAATCAACATTGGCATTCAGTATTGGGCTATCAGCAAAAAGGTCTACGGCTTTACAGCAGACAAAGCAACGTATCTGCTGCCCCTTGGCGGCAACGACGTGCTCAATGCCCTGTACCGTTATATGAACCGACCTAATGGTAGCTACACAACATCCGCAGGCGGCACAGTGGCCAATTTGTACGATGGTGATGTAGAGACGGTATGCACTCAAACCTCTGCAAATGGAAATTTTGCTGTCAACTTTGGCCCATCCAACCCTATTTTTATTGGCTCAATTGGGTTTTTGCCTGCCTCCAGCGGCACTAAATCATTCATCCTCGAATACTCGCTTGACAACGTAACTTGGGCAACCTTGGTTGATCTTGGGTCCATCGCCGTGGTTGATAACGAGTGGGTCTGGACTGACATTGCCAACGGCCAAACCGTGCCGTACTACCGCATCCGCGCCTACAGCGGGACCACCCTGAGCCTGCGCGAGTTGTATTTCGGTAACAACAGCACCGAGATCACCATGTCGCGTCTGAACCGCGACGACTACACCAACCTGCCTAACAAAAACTTTACAGCCAACCAACCGTTTCAGTTTTGGTTTAACCGCACGATTCCCCAGAGTGAGATTGTGTTGTGGCCAACGCCTCAGGACGCTTTCTATCAGATGACCATTTGGTACTCGCGCCAGATCA